ATTTTACAATAGTGTGCTGATGTGTAGGGTATTCGTTACCCTCATCGTCTGTATCGTGTGGAAGAGCAGCTATTTTTTCTTCTGCTTGTTCCTGTGAGTTAAACTCGTATTTTTTAAATATCGCCATTTTTTTTAACTTGTTAAAGTTGCTAATTCGCTATCGGTTAATGCTTCGTTAAATACCATAGCTTGTTTTACCAAACCATAAAAATACAAAGTGTTAGAGGCATAATGAAAATTGAGTACATCTAAACCACTAATTGAAGTTGCAGTAAATCCACTTGCTATTGTTTTACTAACACCATTTATATAAACCTTATAATCACTTGTCGAATTTCCGTATTTGATGGCTATTTTAAAATTTTGTGTAAGGTCAGCATAAGCATCTCTATAAATCATATTTGCTGTAACAGTACCATTATTATACAACCTTAATTCGCCACTATTCCTTAATTGTATACCTATTGAGTTTGATATTGTGCCATCGCTAATTGTTATGTATCTGTTTGATACATCAGTATCTGTAAATCCTTTAAATTCAACAAACAAAACCCCCTCGCTGTCGTTAAACTCTGCACTTGTTCCTGAACCATTACAAACATCGGCTGAGCGTGTTACTGATGATGATGTTGTAGGTATGTAGCTTGTTGCGTAGCTTCCTGCTTCGATTTGTGGCATAGAAAAAACAATAGTTTTGCCACCATCTTCATTACCTGCCACACCAAAACCTAATCTCAACTCACCATATGCATCCGTACCTGTTGTGAATTGCACTTCTAAAATACCATCATCATCTACATCAGCCCACTGTTTAGAAAAAGAGTTGCTCATATTTGCAATCGATACAATATAGTCGTTATCGTCTAAACTACTATTATTTCTGTCAAACTCGACTCTAAGAATATATGTGGTTGATGCTGATAAACTAATTGTCTCTGATAAATAACTTCTGCCAGTTGTTGACTGAGTATGCTTTACCGCACCCTGCCCTTTGTAAGTGGTTTCTGTATGTGAAAACGTGCCTGTTCCAAAACCAACCACCCAACCTGTTGGTGTTGAACCACCATTAAAAGCAAGAGTTGAGTAAGTTAAAGAGTTTGTTCTACTCGGCTCTAAAAGTAAGTGTGGACAATCCCCTACCACACCACTTGTTAAAGGATAATCTAAACGAGCTTCGCCTATTGCAACTGATTCTATTAAACCATCTTTGTTTACTCGTGTTGCTGTTGAACCTCTACCATGTGTAAAATCGCCATTACCATTAGCAGGTAAAACTGAGTAAACTTTACCTAAGTTTCCTGATGTAGCTTTAAATCCACTTGGTATTAACGCTATACTTGCTTTATCGTATAAACTCATTAGTTTGCTATTAAAATTTCAAAATTCTGCATAATACTCGTAGCACCCTCTGATGTACCACTATCTAAAGTAACTCTACTTGCGTGGTCTGTTGCAATACCTATAACTTTGTATAAATCATTGTTGCTAAATAGAGTTGATTTTATTTCGTTAATTGCTTTTCGTCTCTCTGCTCCTCCATCGAGTACAATAAACTCGTCTGTTTCTATCATATCGGCAGTCATATCTGTAAACTCCGATAAGTCTAAACTTAGTGCTGGTGTTGAAGTGCCATTTGTAACATCTAATCCAGTGCCAACTGTTACCTCTGTAACTGTACCTGTGTTTGTTGTATATCCTGCACCATTAGTAAGTTGATTGTTATTATCAGGGATTGTTGTATCCCCTGCTAATGCAGTAGTAGATGTAGTACCTAATTGAAGTAAAGAGGTGTTACCCTCTAACGCTGTACCTGCTGTCGTACCAAGCACCATACTTTCCTTACTATTATTTGTAGTAATATCTGACGCTTGTTGGGTAGTAATACCCACTTTGGCATTATTCGTTGTTATATCACTTGCCTGTTGCGTAGTAATACCAACCTTTGCTGTGTTAGCAGTTATCGCATTGGTTTGTTCAGTTGTTATACCCACTTTGGCATTATTCGTTGTTATATCACTTGCCTGTTGCGTAGTAATACCAACCTTTGCTGTGTTAGCAGTTATCGCATTGGTTTGTTCAGTTGTTATACCAACTTTGGCTGTGTTAGCTGTGATTGCATCTGCTTGGGTAGTTGTGATACCTACCTTCGCATTGTTAGTAGTTATGTCAGATGCTTGTTGCGTAGTGATTCCGACCTTAGAATTGTTAGCAACTATATCGGCAGCTTGTTGAGTTGTAATGCCAACCTTAGCGTTATTGGTGGTAATATCACTTGCTTGTTGTGTTGTGATTCCGACCTTAGCTGTGTTAGCTGTAACATCAGAGTTTGATGATACTCTTTCATCGGTATAGTACAAGTTAGATGTACCCTCTGTAATATCGTCTGAATCTAAAACTACTACACCTGTTTCGCCATTTACAGAAGTAACTGCATCAGTAGGATGCGTTAAACTTTCCCAACCCTCGTTTTTTCTTACATAAGAATCGCCATCATTAGGTGCTTCTGGGAAAGACACCTTAGAATTGTTTGTGGTTATGTCTGACGCTTGTTGAGTAGTAATTCCAACTTTAGCGGTGTTCGCAGTTATAGCGTTAGCTTGTTCTGTAGTAATACCTGTCTTAGCAGTATTCGCTACAATAGCATCAGCCTGTTGAGTTGTTATACCTACTTTTGATGTGTTGGCGTTAATAGCACTCGCTTGTGCATCAGTTATTCCTGTCTTGGCGGTATTAGCTGCAACCGCACTGTTTGATGCTACACGAGAGTCAGTGTAATATAAATTAGTGCCTTCATTAACATTACTTGAAGTAAGCGTTACAGAACCAGTCTGACCGTTTACAGAAGTAACATCGTTTACTTGTGCACCAGCTTCTATTCCAGATAACTTAGAAGAGCTTGTGGAGTCAAAACTGACCTTTGAATTGTTAGTAGCTACATTAGATTCAAGAGTATCTAAATCTACAGCTTGTGTGACGCTTATATTAGCCACTTTCGCTGCGTCTGCTGAAGGATAAGAGTTCTTAGCTGTATTGAGAGAAATAGCACCTGTATTCGTGCTTATATCGCTTGTATTAGTGCTTATATTAGACGTATTCGTGCTTATGTTAGCTGCGTTTGTATTTACGCCAGAATCAACATAATCTTTTACTGCGCCAGAAGTGGGTATTGAACTGTCGTCATCATTGTTTGATATACCATCAGCTTCATCCACAAACTTAGTAATTGTAATATCTTCTCCAGTATCTTTGAGTGAGCCAAACTCGGTAGTACCAGTAACCTTTATAGAGCCATCGGTGTTTATAAATACGCCTGTTTGATTACCATCGCCATCAGTAATTTCTACTTGACCTGTAATCTCAGCGTTATCAAGGGTCTTTAACAATCCCTTGAAAGTATCTTTTATCTTTTTGTTATTTAGTGTAGCCAATGTTCTCTGTTAGTTTTACTTGTTTAACTCTTCTTTCTAAATACTTCTTTAGCTTTACTATATTACCCTCTTTAGGCTTGTACTTGCTTATAGATTCCATCCGTGAAATAATACGTCTTTATCTGGGTAAATATCCTCATTGTTGTTTGTATAATACTCTGGGAACTTCTCATCTGCGTGAAAGCTCATATAGTCTATAAAACGCTGAGTATAGTATTCTGCATAATCACGTTCTCTATTAATCAATAGGTCAACCTCTTCTTTACTGGCGATTGAACTATTCTCAGAGTTATGCTTATATACGCCACCATTAGCGATTGTGTACGCTGCAAAAGGTAGATACTCTGACATAGCATAGTGAATAAGCATAGGTTGAATGTAATCGTTTATAAGCTCCAAGTAGTCTCCTGTTAAATTGCCATCAATAATATCTTGACTAATCTTATCGTATAAATCAGTACCCATAAAGTTTCTAACGTGAATCTCTTGAGCTATATGTATAAACTGAATAAACTTATCAGTGTCCACCGAACCATTAAGTGCGGTGTTCTTTACAAGGTCAGCTCTCTTTATAAATAATGCAGTTGCCATATTATTCTTCTTCTTCTATTTGAGGTTCTTCATCAACTTGGTCTCTCTTGATACCAGTTTCTTTTTCTACTTCACTCTCAGATATAGCGTTTGTCAAGTCAGTAAACTCAAGTGGCTGTAATGTCTTGAAGTATATATCCAATTCAATTCCGTTATACATAAGCACCTTCTCCAACTCATCTAAGATTGTTACTTGCATAGGTCGAATAACAGTGTTATCCATAAGTAGAGAAGCCGTTTGAAGCTCTTCTGCGTTGTTTCCAAGTCCGCTATTGTCTTTGATACCAACGAGCATAGGAGAGACGATTCTGTGCGATACCATCACCTTTCTCATAGATTCATCAGACAAGAATTGATACTGCTGATGAGCGTCAGATAATTGTACAGGGTCTATTGTAGCTGCAAGTTCTTTAGAGTCGTTAAACGCCAAGATAAATCTACCTGCGTTAGAACTACCGCTAAACTTCTCCACAATACTTCTTTCAATCATTTCTCTCTGCTCTTCTGGAGGTACTCCGTTATTGAAGTTAATAAGCATAGAAGGAGCGAGTCCATTCTGAATGTTATTAATATGATAGTTTGCAATCTCTTCTTCGAGCTCTGCATACTGTAAACCACCCTGATAATCTACTGGCGAATAGTATTTGTAACCAGCACGATAAGGCTTGATGTATAATATCTCAAGTGGCGACTTAGAAAAACCAAATGCAGGGATTCTCTTTAGCTTATCAGATTTCTTGTATTCTTCCCAATTAGAGTGATAGAAGTAAGCCTCTATCTCGCCTTTTGAATTGCACTTCTCAGCTCTAAGTGTTTCTACAGGCATATGCTCAACTTGAGCAATTTTCTTTCTGTCTTTGGTGTATATAATTTGAAGTGCAGCTTGACCCATCATCTTGTAGTCGTAGCATATCTTCTTCATACAGTCCTTAGTGAAGAGCTCTTTCATCTCGTCATACTGACTTTGATTCTTATCGCCATCAGTAGCGTCAAGTCCTTTACCATAAATCATTTCTGCAATACCATTGATTGCAGCGTTGTTTGTTGGCGAACCATTATACCTATCAATTAGGTATTCAAAGTAGTTGTTATCATCGCCATAAGAAACCCAGTCTTGATTACTGTATTCCTTAATGTCAGGGCGTGAATATGACTCAAGGTTTACGATGTGTATTTTACCATCTTTTACTTGAGGTTTTACCCTTGCTTTTGTATTTCTTCTTGACTTACTCATACTGTTATATATTCATTGTCGTAGCTTTGTTCAACTACATAATCGTCTTTGTGTACATCAAACTTATCATAATCTGTTTGGTCGGTACAAAATAATACTCCTTTGTATAACTCTCCGCTATTATCAATTAACTTAATACCATAGTATTCGTTTTCTCTAAAGCTGAATTGACCTGATACTGTGGAGAATGGGTCGCCATAATTAAACACAACTTGAGGGTCTGTATTCCAGTTTTGGTCAACGTTATTAAAGAAGACATCTGCTGTTTGCCAGTAATACGGAGAGCTATAATTTATCTCTCTTCTGGAAGACTTGTCGTAAATGCGAATAGTAACTTGACTAACATTCTGTCGTCTTGGTATAACACGAATAGTTTGCAGGTCAGTAGATGTTGTTACAACGTGCATTATAGAATTACATATTCGTTATCATAACTTGTTTCGGATGTATAATCGCCATCCTGCACAAAGAACTTCTCTCCGTCAGTTTGGTCTGTACAGAATATAAGTCCCCTGTATATAATTGCGCTACCATCTTTTACTTCAAATGAATAAGCTCTGTTCTCTACAAGAGAGAAAGAACCTGATAGTATCATAAAAGGGTCAGATGATGTTTTAGAAACAGATACAGTAGATGTGGTAAATTGTGTTTTATCTGTCAGCTCAAGAGTAACAGAACTCGCATCTTGTCGAGGTACTATCTTTAGTTGTTGAGGTGCAATAGATGTAGTTAATAAGTGCATACTAAAGTAACGAAAATGTTCCTTTTTGTTTTTGGCGCATAAAAAAATAGGGGATGTAAAACACCCCCTATCAGATTCATAACCCTATTGAATTTATGGAGAAGGGTCTCTTTGAGTAGATGGTGTAGCGGTAGCACCTGCCATACCTGCAAATGGATTGTCAGCAGTAGCACTATCCATAAAATTAGGTGCAAAACGCTCACTTGCGGTAAATGTCAATGTATATCCACTTAAATCTCCCATAGCAGTACCAGTCACCATTGTTCCAGCAGTAACATCTGCACCATTTTCTATTCCAACAGCATACCATTCGTTATGGTTAGTTTCAATAAAAATGTGAGGGCGACCATAAGCCATTAATTTAATTTCCTTATTATCTTCTTTACTTAATTTCGGAAAAGTCATATTAACAACCTGCTCAAAGAATGTAGTTCCATTCTCAATAGATGATGTTATATTTGTTTCGAGGGAAGCATTTCCTTTGACATCGTAAACGTGATAATTGAAAGTACCATCCATATTGGTAATCTCATCATTTCCAGCTGAATTTATTGTTACAGAACCTAAATCTCCGTAATCAACAAATACGACTGTTTTTACACCACCTACGGCATCTTTACAAGGTCTTAATCTTCCGCCAGTTAAATCACAAGCCATATTATAAGTATTAAAAAGGGGGTGGGTTTAGCACCCCCATATTAGACGATTATTTATTAGGTGTAAAGAACAATGTCACCACCGATACCATATTGGACACCAGCAGTAAATCGCATAATTACACGGACATTTTGACTTCCGTCAAGGTCAGCCATATCAATAACTTTTACTTCGTTGTGGTCGGATAATAGACCAGTACCGAAGTACAAGTTAGAAGTTTCAGCAGCAACCATATCATTGTCAGCAAGACCCTGAGCGATGAACAAAGGAATACCTTGAAAGTTCATTTCAGTCTTACCAACGTGATACAAGTCACGATATCCTAAAGCAGCTTGTGCAGACACATAAGCCTTAGCGATGTTTGTAGAAATGTAGATTCTTAAATCTTCTTTTCCATAAACAGTGTTAGGAATTGCATCTACAACCTTTTGGATTTCTGCGATTACGTTAGAAGAAGTAACAGTAGTACCTGTAACATCTACAACATCAGAGTCAGCAGCTAACAAAGTAGAAAGTCCGTCAAACTCACCAGCAGTAGCGTCAGTACCTTGCCAGATGTTTTGCTCAGTCTTTTCTGCAACTTTAGCAGCAACGTGACCGATTAGGAAATCAGCGAATTTAGGAGGTAGGTTGTCATAGGCAGAATAACCCATTTGAACAGCTTCCCAGTCAGAACGGAAATCCTTCTTACAAAGCTCAAGGTTTACTTGAAACTCTTCAGGTTGGAGAATACGCTCTGTCAAAGTCAAAGAACCAGCGTCAGTAAAATCACAAGAAGCGTTTCCAATAAGACCGCTTGTTGCAACTTTCTTTACAACTTCTTTAAACTTCACATTAGGCTTTACAGTAATACCGCCATTTGCGATTGTATTACCGCTTAATAGAGCAGCAGAGATGTACTTTCCAGCAAACTCTCCTGCATATGTAGTAGTAATTGATGGAGTTGGCATAATTTAATTTTAATTTAGTTTATTTTGGACATTACTCGGTCAAGTGTCGAAAGAGGGCGATTTTGACCGAATTTGAAGCCCTCGTTTTTTTCTTGCTTTTCTTCTGGATTGTGCGAAAGAGGCTCAACTGCTGGTTCAGCAGATAGCTTCTCGATTTGTGCATTCAATTCAGCTTTTTCTTTTTCGTAAGTTTTCATTTCCTTACCCATTTCACCTTTCATTGACTCAATCATATCTTTGAGTTCAGCGATTTTAGAATCGAATTCAGATTTAGAAACATATTTTTCTTCTTCTAACTCTTCTTCTTCTTCAACTTCTTCCTTAGATTCTTCAGCTTCTTTTTCAGCTTCATCATCTTCAGCAAGTTCTTGTTCAGTAGATTCGTTAGATAGTTCTGTAGCTTCTTCAGCTACTTCGTCTTCAGACAGTGCAACTTCTTCTTTGACTTCAACTTCAGGAGCAACTTCTTCAGTAGATACTTCTACGTTCTCTACTTCTTT